ATGGGAAAGCCTTGATAAAGTATTGTATGGCGGATTTAATCCAGGCGAACTAAACATCTTTGCTGGTGGTAGTGGTAGTGGTAAGAGTTTGTTTATGCAAAACATGGCACTCAACTGGAGTTTAGCTGGCAAGAACGTAGTGTATGTAAGTTTAGAACTTAGTGAAGAACTATGTAGTATGCGTATTGATGCTATGGTTACAAACCAGAGTACTAGAGATGTAATGCGTAATGCAGATGATACAGCACTAAGAGTTAAAATGGCTAGTAAAAAAGCAGGTGTATTACAAATGATACAAATGCCCAACGGTAGTACTATTAACGATATTAAAGCATATATTAAAGAATATCAAATACAAAACAACATTAAAATTGACGGATTATTTGTAGATTACTTAGACTTGATGATGCCTGTGACGGTTAAAGTTAATCCAAGTGATCAGTTTATTAAAGATAAATTCGTATCAGAAGAACTACGTAACTTAGCTATTGAGCTTAACATATTGTTTGTTACAGCATCTCAGTTGAATCGTGGTGCTGTTGATGAAGTAGAGTTTGATCATAGTCACATTGCTGGCGGTATTAGTAAGATTAATACAGCAGACAACTTAATTGGTATCTTTAGCTCGAGAGCAATGCGTGAGCGTGGTCGTGTACAGATCCAGTTTATGAAAACACGTAGTAGTAGCGGAGTTGGAACTAAGTTAGATTTAGGCTATGATATAAACACACTACGTATTACTGACTTAGATGAAGAAGAACAAAGCGAAGAAGGACAGGTAGCAAGCATATACCAGAAACTTAAATCAAGCAACGGTGCTGTAGCACAAGGAGAAAGTGTTACAAGTACTACGGCTACGGTCACTGCTACAGATTCTGCAGATAGATTAAAGAATTTACTCAAGAGAAGGGAATAGATTGCTAAAACATTAATGCCGTTGACCTTATGTATATCTAAAGTATGATGTTGAACAACGGGCTTAGCCTAAGGAATCAATAAGTTTGAGCCTATATGTGCCAAAGTGTGTAAGCCTATGTGTTGCCCGTATACCACCGATTTACAGTGTTCTTATTGCCGCTGGATCCTAAGTTCTTAATCAAAGAGTGCAAAGTTGCCATAAGTACTATCCATCAATGTTTTAGCAACAATATTTATAAATACTATTGTTATGAAAAGAAAAACACGTTCAATTTTGGAAGAAATAAATGCTATGGCCCCGAAACGGGATCGTAAGCAATTAGTCGAAAGCAATGCAGAGCATATCATTGTTACTGCAATTAATCTAATAGATCTTATAAACGAATCATTTGATGTTGAAACAGCATCGGATTTAAACAAACGCTTGATTAATAGTATCAGGACTAAAGATCCAAAGAAGTTTAAAAGAGGGATACGTAAAGTTGAAGATTAAAGATATATTAGGTGGCGGCTTTAAGCGCAAAAAACGCCGTGGAAGCCGTCTAAGGCGTATTAGGCAAGAAGACCTTCACAGTACAGTAGTCGAAGGCGGCAATATTTTTCCTGATAGTGTAGGCTTTGACCATACTATGATACCTGCTATTATGAAAACTGTTAACAGTGTGCTACAAAAAACTGGTAGTACTGCTATTCCAATTGGAAGTGGTGCAACACCAACTCCTGGCAAAGTCAGTGGCGATCTTGATATGATTGTTGATGTAGATCAGCTTAAACAACATTTCAATATGGAAGATCAGCCTGATAAAATAATTAGACAAAAGCTACGTCAAGTATTTGACTTAGCAGGACTTAACACAGCACAAAGTGGTACTAGTGTACACGTTGAAGTGCCTATGGATGATCATACACACCAAGTAGATATTATGGTTGTACCAAATGCTGGTAATGCCGCAAAGTTTCATACACACAGTATTCCACAAGGTAGCAAGTTTAAAGGTGTAAACAAACAGATTGCACTAGCTAATTTAGCTAAAAAGAAGAATTTATTATGGTCGCCATACCAAGGCTTGTTTAAGCGTTTAGAAAATGGTAAAAAAGATCCAAACGGATTAGTAACAGATAACATTGATAAAGTAGCACAAGTATTATTAGGCCCAAATGCCACAGGAAAAGATATTGGCAGTGTAGAACAAATTATGGCTGCATTGGGTAAAGAAGCAGGCGATGCATTACTTGCAGATCTACGTGCTGATCCAAATTGGAAAGAATTAGAATGAAAGCCCGTCAATTTTTAGCGGAAGCAGCCAAAGTAGGTCGTGAATATCAGCACCTAGAGGATTTGGTGTTTGCTGAAGGCAGTGCCGGCGCCCTACGAGCGGCGAGTATATTACAAAGGCTCGGACAAGATTCAAATGATGTAGCTATCAAATGGGATGGGAACCCTACTATCTATTGGGGCAGAGAAGCAGACGGAACGTTTGTACTAACTGGTAAAAATGGCTGGGGTAAAAATAAAACTACCAGCAGTGATGAATTAAAATCATTTGTTATGAGTACTGGTAAAGGTGAAGACTGGAGACAGGACTTTGCTAATAACATGGGCGATGTATTTGACATTATGCAACGTAACACACCAAACGATATGCGTGGCTTTATATATGGTGATTTATTATATTCTCCAAGCAAGCCGTATGTTAGCAAAGACGGTGCTTATCAGTTTGAACCAAACAATGTATTATATACAGTAGATGCTAATAGTGAACTAGGCAAACGTGTTGGTACTAGTAGTATTGGCATTGCGGCACACAGTTTGTTCGGAGCATTTGGAGATAAACAAGGTACTCCTATTAAAGATACAAAACGTTTAAACACCAATGAAGTTGTTGTAATGGGACAAACATACGTTCCACATCAAACAAAAGTAGATACTAGCAGTGTACAAGACATCATGCAGTATGCTAAAAATAATGCACAACTAATTGATAACTGGCTAACACCTGAAAAAGGACTTAGCAATAAAGGTAATATCATTTATACATATGTAAATCAAATGGTAAAACAAGGTAAATTAAAGCAATTACAAAGTGGATTCTTTGACTGGTTAAAAACTAGTAAAGTAAGTCCTGGACAGCAAGCAAAGCTAATGGCTAGTGACAGCAAGGGTTTAAACGCTATACTAGGATTAGTTGTACAAATTATGACAGTAAAAAATAATATTATTGATCAGCTAGACAATGCTCCTGCAGATGTAACAGCAACAACAAAAGGTGAAAGTGGTGGCGAAGGATATGTAGTAGGTAGAGATAAAATTAAACTTGTACCAAGACATCGCTGGACACCAAACTTATAAATACTAGCATGGAAAAACAATATACAGCAAAGCAATGGGCAGAAATTGAAGGCGGGCATACTATGAGCGAAAGTGAACAGCCACAGTATGGATTTATACGTGACTTAAATGAAAGTAAAATGTTTAGAACTAAACAGCATTTACAGGCATCTCCAATTAATAACGTTGCTAATACTGCAATGATGCAAATGCTTACATTGCACATTATGTATAATGATTACAATACAGCACCAATGGCTCAAGAGTATGCAAGACGTACTATAGCAAGTGGTACTAATTTTAAACAATATCGCCAAGGTGCAACTGATTTATACCATACATTACATAAAGCATCAGTTGGTGATACGTCGACAAAAGCGGCACAAATTAAAAGTAATAAAATAAAGTTGCCAGATGCACAACTAAAGCAGTATTTGGTACAAATGGCCAATGGTAAAAAAGTAACTGGCGCAAACAATTTATTATTGCGTATGGAACGTGGACTTGATATTCAAGAAGCAACATATCGCTCAATGAGGCGAATGGCTGGCGATTGGGGTCAACTACCAGCAGGTCAACGTGCAATGGTAGCAACTAGACTACAACAATATTACAGAACAAATGCTATTCGTAGCGACTTATTCAAACCTTTCCAATCATATGCTAAAAGTGGTGGATATAATATTAAAGGATTGGACAGTGCAGAAAAACGCATTACTGCTAGAAGTGTTGCTACTAGAGCCGTCGCTGGTGCCGCCGCTTTTGCTGGTGGATTTGCTGGTGGACGAGCATTAGGAAGAAGCCTAGTCAGAGGAAGAAGCACAGAAGAAAAATAAGAGTCGAACTTGACACATAACTATAAACTATACTCGCTTGTCGACCTTACAAATACAACTTACATTAATAGTAAATCAAAAGATATACAAGCGTATAATCAAAAACAAAACTTTAATACATTCTTACAACTAGCTGGCTTGCGTAGTCAGCCATTGGACTTTGCTATCAACTGTTTAAAGACACAAGATCTTGTTGAATACCGCTTTGGATCTGAGTATAAGGGACTACATAATGTATGGAAAATATCATTTGCAGTAGAGCATACTGATGTTTATATGTTAAATGATAATCCAGTACATTTCTTAGAAAACGATTTTGATGGCGTAGCATTTACTCCTTATCT